TAAACATTCGTAGTAATCGTTGATTTGATCGCTCTCCTCCATTGTAGTGTCTAGAGTTTTACTAAGTCTTTTAAGACTCTTAGTCCAGTCTGCTAGTTGGTTAAATGATACTAGATTGTGCATGACGTTCTCCTCATGAAATAATAATATAGGGAGTCTAATACATTCATTTCTCCAATTCTGTTACTATTTAGTGTGCGTATGCTAACTTAATGAAATAACTGTAACACTTAATACATTTTACATATTACTATACAATACTTCAAAGTCTTTTCTGTAGCAAGTGCGTATATTTACTTCCAATGCTGGACTAATCTTAAGTTTATTTCCTTCGTCTGCTGACTTAGGATAATCAATAGCACTATCAAACTTCAAATCAATTCCAATAATCTCACTTAACCAAGACACAAACTCATTTCCAATCTTATCTTCAAACTTCCAGATATGAGTCTTGTCAGTTAGAAAATTAATCTGAGGTCTGTACCAATTCCATGCTCCCTCAAAAGGAAGATTCTGAATCATTGATGCAAACATCATAGGGTCTTCCATGACTGATTGAATATCATTCCCATATGTTCTTTTTAGATAAACAGATCCAGAAATAAATCTGGTAATAGGACTTCTAACGATAGAGAAATGCGGAATGTTATCTACATTCAAATACTTCTGATAATGATCCCGATGATAGTGTGCAATCTCCACACCATTTACTACAGACATGACACCAAGACCGGTATCCATATGACTCTCTCCCCACTCAAATCCATTTGCTAAAAGATTTGCCTCTACAAATCTCCCTGCCGTTCTGGGGATATGGGCAAAGAATACTTTCTTATTCGTATCTTTATGGATAAAGGTAGGCATTAGGAAACCATTCTACTAAATCCTTTGATCTTTTCAAATTTTATTACCTGGTCGAACTTATCATGCAGAGATTCTTTGTGGGAGATAACAAAGATGTTTGCATCCTTAACAATAAATCTAATAATCTTCAGAAAGTCTTCCGTACCAAGACCATCCAGAGAACTATCAAATACCTCATCCATGATGAGTAGATTAGTATTGACAGAGTTTTTCATCCTTGCTACCTCTCTCCAGGTAAACAAGAGTGCTAAATCAATTCTCATCTTCTCTCCCTCGCTGAAAGAAGAATAAGAAAAGTTTTCGTGAATTGGGGACTGGACGGTTTCATTAAATTCCTCATCAAGAGAGAAGTTAATATAGAAGTCCATAAGTTGTAGATACTTATTAACTTGCTGATTTATCAGTGGCAAGTACTTCTTGATGATTTTAGTCTTGACTCCACCGTCTTTAAGTAGACTATACGAAAAATCGTAATAGTTGATCGTGTCTTTGCGTTGAGCGAGTTCGTCGTATGTAGTTTGTAAACTATCCTTAAAGGTTGCTAGTTTCTCATTTTCAGTATTCTTGTTTGCAAGGTTATCGGTAACTCTTTGAATTTCCGATTCCAGATCTCTGACTTGTCGTTGACATCCAGCGATCTTAATATTGTTTTGAGAAATGCCATGCGTTAGTGCTGTAATCTCCTTCGATAGGGTAGTAAATTGACGCTCTCGCTCTTCTTCATCATTAATTGCTTTTTCTAGTTCTTTAAAACCAGATTGCAACTCCCTTGCTTTAGTTTGAGCGTCATTGATTTTATTTATTCTAAAGTCTTCTTCGATAGACTGAGTGCAGGTAGGGCAGACCGTATTCTCTGTAAAAAATTTATGTTCCTTAGTAATAGTTGATACTTTGTTAGAAATCTTACCTTTCAGATTGCCAAGCGTGCGAAGTTTTTCAGTGGCACCACTATAACTTTCAAGTTTTCCTTGGAGTTCAACTAGTTCTCTATTCTTTTCTTCATTATTCCCCATCCAGTTATTTTCTTCTACCAGGAGTTCACCAATCTTAAATTCTTTATCCTCAATATTTTTCTTCCCACGACACTCAAGTTCTTCAATAAAGTTCTCTTGCATATTAACTTTATCGGAAAGTGAATCTTTCTTCAAGTCAAAGACTTTGACTTCTTCTTTAATATTGCGGATCTTATCTTTGATTAGATTATTCATTGAGGAGAATATCCTAATATCAAGAAGGTCCTCAATAACTTCTCTACGATTAGCAGCAGTCAATTGCATGAAGGGTACAAAAGTGCTGCTACCCAGAATTACAATTTGAGTGAAAGACTTATAGTTCATCTTTAGAACATTCTGCTCCAACCATTTCTGTTGGTCTAATGCTGCTGCAGATTGATTGAGAGGATTACCATCGCGATAGATTTCAAACAAGTTTGGTTTGATTCCTCGCACAACTTTCCACTCGACACCACCAATAGAAAATTCAACTTCTACGTTACAGTCCTTCTCATTGACAGAGTTAACAAGTTGAGGTTTATTGATCTTGCGAAAAGGTTTTCCAAATAAAGAAAAGCAAAGAGCATCCAATACTGTACTCTTACCTGCACCGTTAGTGCCGATAACAATATTAGTAGTATTTTCTGTGAAACAAATTTCAGTATATTGGTTTCCAGTTGATAAAAAGTTCTTCCAACGAACCTTTTCAAATAAAATCATGTGTCTCTTTAGGAGGAATTACGAGGTCATTTTTGCTAATGATAGCATACTTATAATCATGCATTTCGCATGTTTTTATCATTATCTTATCTTCAACTTCTATGACATGCATTTCAGGACTACCTTCGTCCTCTAGCATCATAGCATATCTCATAGCATCATCTTCACCTTCAAACAGATAAAGAATCTGTTCTCCTTCGTCATCTACTACTGAGTATGCCCCATCAGTTTCTTTTCCGTAGATCGTCAGTATATACATTATATCAATTCACATGCCTCTTGATAAGTTTCCTTCATTATATTCTGGATGACTGTTTTATCAAGATCGATTTCTGCCTCCTGAATGTATCTATCTAAGATAGACAGAGTGTCCTCAGATTCAAAAACTTCAAACTCTTCAGACTCCTGTAAGACGAAACTCTCTACAACTTTTAAATCTGCAACTCCACTGGAGTACAATTTATCAATAAACTTTTCAAAGTTTTTTGTATTAGTTTTCTTACGAACAATTACTTTTACAATTTTGTTTTCATACTCGCTAGAATCAAAGAGTTGATACGGAGTATCCTCATAGTAAATGTTATAGAAAAGTCTGTACGGATTATCTACGTGAAAATGTTCCAGAGTTTCTGTATCAAAGATGGTGAATCCTCTCCGATCACCGCAATCGTTCCAGAACATTTCGTAGGGATTTCCCAGGTAATAGATCCGTCCATCATCCGATCGAGTGTGGTAGTGACCGCTAAAGACCTTGGTGTACTCTGAATATAACTCGCTTGCATGACCATGGTCCATGACGCACCCTCTATGAGCTCTAAATCCGTTGAGCTCAAGGTGCCCCATCGCGCACTTGCAAGTTGAACCTTTAATAAGTTTAAAAGTGCTTTCTTCATTTTCTTTATTGATCCACGGAATAAACAATACCTTCAGTTTATCCAGTTTAACTTCAACAGTTTCAGAGTAAACAATTACATTGTTATACTCACGAAGCAGAAGATCGACTGCATTTACTTCATTAGTATTTTTATAATATGCTGTATGATTACCTACAATAGTATGAACCTTAATGCCCATACTTTTAAGGCGATCATAATAGTTATCTTTTGCCCAAGCAAGAGAAGAAAAATCAATACCTTTACGACTATCGAAGGTATCTCCCATATCTACAACTGTAGTAATTCCATGCTCTTCCAAATAAGGAAAGAACACGTCATTATAGAACTTCAGGAAATAGTCGTGAAATAACTTGGAGTTTTTACGAGCACCAAAGTGTTGATCGGTAATGATTGCAACTTTCATCAATTACGAAGTTTGGAATGCACTGCATCTTTGATACTATTATAGTCGCTGTAGTTGGATCCGTCAAGAGTGTTGTTGTCGTCAAACACTTCGCTGTAACCAGACCGTTCAATAATCTTGTTCTTGATTTCTAACTGTCTTTTCTCTCGCTGAATACGACGCAGAAAAGCGTAATGAATAATCTGAGTGAAATACGCAAAGGGATTCTGGGATTTCTCTGGGTTAAAGTTATGTATGTACTGAACACAGTTCTCGATTCCGTCAGAGATCATGTCCTCTTTGAACATGTAGTTGACGAAGTTTGGTTTGAATGATAGATGATTTGCAATCTTCAAGAAACACTCCCCAATGTAGCGAGGGATGGGAGGTTTAGGAAGATCTCTAATTAAAGCAATTTCTTTATCTTCGCGATACTTAATAAGTGCTGCCAAAAACTCTTTATTGTTAACGTAATGTTCTGACCTTTTTCTTTTTGCCATTGGTCTTATCATAAGTTTATATCATAATATCTATTAATTATATCATTTCTGCAAAGACTTGACAAGTATCTAAAATACGGTAGAATACCTTTGTGGAGGTTGATAGGGAAGGCTTAGCTATTGCTCTTGTATAACTTTTCTAAGATTTCTTTTATATCATTAACGTTACCGATTCTACCCATTCTACGATTAATCTTAGATTCTTTAGGACTAGTCTTGTCAGAAGACCTTACGTAATCTTGATACATCATAATCATTTCTATATCAGATGATTCTGATAAAGTGAGAACATCATTCAAGTTAATTATAAACATATCTTCACTAGTTGTTTTTAACCAAGGTTCTATTTTATATCCAACAACACCTATTTTACTTTTAATTTCATCGACGATGATTGGATTAGAAACGATGAGCATCGTTCTACCTTCTTCTTCTGAAGCAGCAACTTTAGCAAAAAGTTCCTCTCCAGTTTTTAATTTTAGTGTACAGTAAAAATCGTCTTCTATCATATCTTTAATTGAATAGTGATTATTTCATAGTTAAAGTTTTCTTCATTATATGTTTTGATTCTTTCTATAAAATGATTTAGTGTGTAGTTTCTTCTGTTTTTTGTAGAGCAATCATCTGAGATGTCATACAATGTTGCTTTTACTTTGTCTTTTCCTTTTCTAAGAACTCGTCCAATACTTTGAAGATTGCGGATTCTGGACTTACTTGGAGAGGCAAAGATAACATTATGG